GATTGGCTTGTATTTGATTGCTAGTTTTGTCGTGTCTTGTTTTGAGGTCATTTGAGGAACTTCAACTTATATACAGTTTGGTTGAGGAGGTTGGCGATGTTGTCGATTTCGTTCTGGATTTCGCTGTCCTGCGGCATTTCCTTGCGGTAGTCGCGCACATAGTTGCGCAGGCTCACCATATAAGCCAGTGGGTCGTCGCCGTTGCCGTTTCCAAACATTGAGGGGTAAGGGTCGATGATTGCCTCGTATGCGCCTTGGATTGATTCGACTAGACCGTCTACCAGTTCAGGGATTGCATCATAGTATGCCGCCAGTGCCACGTGTTGGCTGTATGAGGTCGTTTTGAAGTGCATCAGGTGCGTCAGGGTTGCTGAGTGCAACATGGTGCTGATAAAAGTGCCGACTGTTTGGTTGTTCATGATTGTTTCCTTGAATCCGCTTGCGTGTGCCGCCTGGCCGACCTGCATGGCCTTTTGTTTGGTGTCGAATGGGCCTTTTGAACCCCAATACCATCCGTCTGATTTTTTACTGATTGGCATGTCTATCCTTTTTGATATTGTCTGCGTTTGCATTGTTTTATGCAACCACAGTTAGGCTCAACCTTCCAGTTTGGGACCTCTCCCCACTTCCTGAGTGATGTGGCCAGTATCTCTCGCATCATCTTGCACGGCTCCTCAAGTAGTAGGCGTTCTCGGCATCCAAAGCATTTGAATGAGTAGATGCCGTGATGCTCTTTATCCTTGGCTTGTTGGCAGTCCAGGCAGTTTGGTTTCGCTGAAGGTGTATTGCCAGACTTGTTTTCGTCCACGTGAGTGTTCATTTTTGATTGGCTCTCTTGTCATGTACCGTTGTTTCATGAAGTAGCAAAGCGCCATTGAGATTTGGCTTGCCTTCAGGTCTGGTTGTGCTTGACGGATTTCGGTCAGTGTCATTGGCCGTTGTGTCAGTTGAAAAATGTCCCGCACTTTTGTTGCCGCGTTTGCCATGTGTTGTCCCAAGTATTAGATGCGGCATTGTATTACACGCTTAAGATTTTCCAAGCGGTTGCGGCGCATAGTGGGACTTGTCCGTTGCCCCCTGCTTTAAGTCGGTCCACCCTAGCGGCCACCCCATCATGTATTCCACCACCACTATTGGTGGGTACTGCCAGTTTTTCCGAATTCTCAAGTAGTCCGGCAAACTGTTGGTCGCTCCACGGCCTGCTTTCTGTTGCGCTTTTAGCGACCTGGCTCCGCGTCCGTCTCTGGCGCATGGAGTTGGCAACAATCCAAATCCTGTCCCTTTGGTGGTTTGCACCAACATCTCCTGCTCCCAACACTCCCCATTTCGCATCAAACCCCATTGTGGCCAAGTCTCCGAGAACTCGTCCAAGCCCCCGAGAAGTGAGCATTGGTGAGTTTTCCACGAAGACGTGTCGTGGTCGTACTTCGCAAATGACCCGTGCCATCTCTCTCCACATTCCGCTTCGCTCTCCATCGATTCCAGCCCCCCCCCCTGCAACTGAGATGTCTTGGCATGGAAAGCCGCCCGATATGACGTCAACAATGCCTCGCCATGGGCGTCCGTCAAAGGTTTGAATGTCATCCCAAATCGGGAAAGGCGGGAGAAGTTCGTCATTTTGTCTGGCGCACAGTACGCTTGCGGGATATGGCTCCCATTCGACGGCGCAGACTGTTCGCCATCCGAGAAGTTTTCCCCCAAGTATTCCTCCACCAGCGCCTGCGAATAAAGCCAACTCATTCATTGCCTGCCTTTCATTTAACAAACACGCAGGTCTGTTGGTGCGTCACGCCTTTGGAGTCGGTGTATGTCTCGCCGCATCCGACCATCCACTCTACTAGTATGAGTGCGCCGACAATGCCAAAGATGATTGCGATTATTGTGTCTTTCATGATTGCTTCCTTTTTGCACATGGCGTTGTTGCCATGAGAAGTATTATATAGATAAAACGGCATTTAATCTAATAGTTGTGTAAATGACACAAAAAAAGGGGACACCTTTCAGCATCCCCTAAATGGCAACTCAAGCCCATTCTAATCAGAACGGAATGTCGTCGTCCATGTTGTCAAATCCTGACGCTTCGGGTTTTTGTTCGGCGCGTGGCTTGCTTTCACCTTCGGTCTTGCCGGACAGCATTTCCATCTTGTCGCCAATAATTTTGGTTGTGTGTCGGTCAATGCCGTCCTTGGAATACTTCTCGGTCTTCATTTTGCCTTCGATGTAGACCTTTGAGCCTTTTTTCAGGTATTCGCCTGCAATCTCAGCCAGTTTGCCAAACAAGGCGATGTTGACCCATTCGGTCACTTCTTTGGACTCGCCTGACTTGTCTTTGTAGCGTTCGCTGATTGCGATACTGAAGTTGCACACCGCTTTGCCGTCTGGCATAAAGCGCATCTCTGGGTCGCGGCCCAAGTTGCCGATACCGATAAATTTATTGACTGCCATGTTTTACTCTCCGAGTTTGATGATTAAGGTTTCGACTTCGGCCAAAAATTGTAGTGTTTGGGCTTCCATCTCTTTGATAAGACTTTCGTCTCGTTCTGTCCGCACAATCAGCAGTTGATTGCGCTTGGGCAGTCTGGGGTCGTAGGACACGAAGTCGCACCATTGGCGACCTGTGACCCACAGTTGGCATTGGATTTGTTTGTAATACTCAGCCGGCACTTTGTTATCAAACAAGTAGTCCAGGTGCGTCGTAGTGTTTGGGCATTTCACTTCGATGAGACCATCTTGGCCAACAATGCGGTCAGGCGATACACCAAGCCATTTAATGTCTGGGTGCAGTACAAATCCGATTTTGTCCACAAAGGTTTCTTTTTGCGCTTCGTAGGCGATGCAGGCAAATTGTTCCTGCTCGATGCCCCATTGCATTGCCGCGTTGGTGTAGGACTCGCCTGCGGTCATTGTGAGGCGTTCTGCCACCAGTCTGACCTTGTATTTGTAGCGTCCGACGGCTTCGCCAGTTCCTTTGCCCTTGCTCATCACTTCGGCCATATTGCTTGCAGTGACGTGGCCAAGACGCGCTTGCTTCCATTCGTCTGACCCTTGCTCTAAATTGATGTAGGGTTGATTCATACTTGTCCTCTTGCTTTTATGTCGTTGACAATTTCAAACGCCCAGACTGGTGATGCGTATTGATACGCTTCATCTTCAACAATCTTTATACACGCCTCACGCTCGGCTTCGACCCCAGCGCACCACCCCTCCCATGCCCAATAAGCAGGCGTGTTCTCTGTGTAGGGGTTGTTTGTTTTTACAGGCGATTCATCCCACCATTGATTAAAGTCTTCAGTCATGCTTGTCCTTTTTTACCCACGCAACAAAGTCTGTGCATCGTTTTTTCCAACCCCAATTATTTGTGTGGGCTTGAGACATCGTTAGTGGTCTATAAAATCTTGGTTTGTGTTTCAACCTGCAAACATCCATTGGGTGGTCTGGGGTTGCGGTGTAGTTTGTGCAATCGTGGCAATAGCGGGTTGTACTCATGCTTGTCCCCTTGCTCGGATGGCGGCTTCAACCACAAGCCCAAGGTCGAAATGATTTGGCAAAGCATACTTGCCCAACTCCGCACACGCCTCACGCTCGGCAGAAGCGACAAGGGCGGCAAAGGCTTCAAGTTTGTCAAGGTATGTAATTTCCCCTGTGCGCCAATAAAACGGCATCTGCGCCTCTTGTGCCATGCGAATAATGTCTTCTCTGTTCATGCGAAGTACCTCACCCATGCGTAGACCACATACATCCAGTAGATGGACAGTAGGATTATTATGATTGCGTAGACTAGTTTGGTACTCATGTCGCCTCCGTCAGTTGCATCTTGCGGGCGTCTTTTGCCGCTTCTAATATGGTCAGCAGGTCTTGGTTGCCTTCAGCCTGTTTGACGCATGCCACGTAGTATTTGCGCAGTTCCTCGACGTTTGGAGCCACCATGATGGCGTCTAGCATCGCGTCTTGGTCAATCGGCTCGTATTCTTTCGGGGCTTCGCGGGGGATGTCTTCGCCGGCATACACATATAAACCAATTCCGAAGCAGGCTATGCACTTGGCTAGGCATCGCATCATGGCGTCCGAGACTTTGCGTGCGTCAGGGTTTTTGACTGCCTGGTTCTTGTTGTCCATCACCGGCAGGTGCATGGTCATTGATTTGCCCATCGCGTGAACTGTGCAGAACACCATCACCGTCTCACCAAATGCTTTTGGCTCATGAAACTCCCAGTAGGCTGTTGGGTCCTCTTGCAGGAGTGTGTCGACCGCCCATGTCCATGACAAGTATGACAGGTTGCCTTTTTTCTCAATGTGTTTGTTGACATTGATTAAGCGTAATTCGTTAAATGTTTTCATGATTGCTCCATGTCTAGTTTTGCTTTTTGCTTGGCTTTGTCTTCGCAGTAGTTATGCACTGCGTCACAAATAATCACTCCGATGGCCACCGCGCCTAGTGAGCCTTTTTTTATTGCTTCGGCAAGTTCTGTTTTCCAAGGCGTTAAATCGACCTCGTAAAGAACTTCAGTAAAAACTTCAGGGTCTTGGGGATTCCATTCAGTTTGCAGATATCGCTCGGTGCGCATCTCGAATTCGTGCATGAACTCGTCTGAATCGTGTTTGCGGCTGTCTAGCCACTGGTCATATACTCTACTCATACTTACTCCCTTTTTGCATGTTAGCCCGATGTTGGGCTGAATGTATTATACACGTTTTAGGCAAAGTATGATAGATAAAGAAATAAATTTAACGATTCCCTTTCCTCCTAGTGTTAACACCTACTGGGGCTTCAAGGGGTCGCAACGGTTTCTGACTTCTCGGGCCAAGGTGTTCAAGGGTGTCGTGGCGGCTGAGTTTGTTAGGTCTGGCCACGAATGCCTGGGGACGGCTCGTTTGGCAGTGACCATGAAACTGTACCCGCCTGACCGCAGGGTGCGCGACATTGACAATGTGGTCAAGTCGACCTTGGATGCGCTGTGCCAAGCCGGCGTTTTTGTGGACGATGGCCAGATTGATGTCCTGCATGTCACGCGTGAGCAGGTGGTCAAGTGGGGCGCGGCTGAGATTTTTATCAAGGTGCTTGCAGAATAATAGTTATCCATGCTATAGTTTTGCGGAACGCGGCTAGATTGGATTAATTACCCAAGCCGAAAAGCGTACTCCCCGCCTGCCGTTGTTTCTTTTTGGGAGATTTGCGGAGAGTGCAATGCACTTCTATAAGTTTCATATTGGTGACTACATGAGTCACACGCGGCATCTTTCTTTGTTGGAAGATTTGGCTTACAGGCGTTTGCTTGACTTCTATTTTTTGCACGAGCAACCGATTAAGCATCGTGATGCGGCTCGTCAAATTGGCATGCGCGAACACGAGGAAGATGTTTTAACGGTCCTCAATGAGTTCTTTTTGTCTACGGATGATGGGTTTGTAAATCCTCGGGCAAATAAAGAAATCATGGAATTTAAGGTCCATCAGGCCACTTCTGCGTATGGCGCGTTCATTAGAGACAATCCAAGCCTCAAGCCGGTTGTTGTAAAAGATGTTTATATTCAACAACATATCGGCGGCACGCTTCAGACATATATCAGCACACTTAGGCCACTTGATGTGCAGGCGATGGGTACATCATCTGTAGACGATGCAACCAATAACCATAAACCAATAACCATTAACCATAAACCAATTAAAGAGAAGGCAACTGGCGTTGCTTGTCCTGATTTTGTTGATGCTCAAGTTTGGACTGATTTTCTGTCAATTAGAAAAGCCAAGAAGGCCCCGATGACTGAGACGGCATTGAAGGGCATTGAACGCGAGGCCAAGAAGGCCGGTTGGTCATTGGAGAAGGTAATCTCTGAATGCGTCACTCGGGGTTGGCAGTCGTTTAAGGCTGATTGGGTCAAGGAGAAACTGTCTGTTTCTGAACAACGTCAAAAAACCATGAACGAGTTGACTCGCGGCATGTCAACGCCTAAAACACCGTTCTGGGCTAAACCTGATACCTTGGAGGCTGACCATGTGGAAAGCAAGCGACTTCTGTGATGCCGATTCAGGCTTTGACTACATCTTTGGGTATATGAACGCCATTTACGGCTCTCGGTTTATCAGTCACTGGCAGGACATTGACCCTGGACTTGTCAGACAGATTTGGAAGGAGCAGTTGGGTGTGTTCCTGACCTACAAGCCAAGCCTTGACCACGCCATCAAGCATTTGGACGGTGACTTCCCGCCTAGTGCAATCAAGTTTAGGGACTACTGCAACTCTGGTCCTGAAATCCCTGCCAAACCATTACCAAGACTTGAAAGGAAGCCCACCCTGCATGAGCAGATGCAGACCAGTAAGGCAAAGGCCGAAGCATTGGCCAAGTTCGCTGAATTTAAATCTCAACTACAAAGGAAATCATGATGAGCAAATCATTCAAACTCTCATATTGCGACTACATCGCAAACATCGTTCAAAAGTCACTCATGCAGTTTGACCAAGAAAACCTTTTTGACCAAGTCGGTCGAATCAAAATGGACCTAGACCTTGACGGCATCTTTCAGTCCACTGTCAAAACCATCGACATCGTGGATATGCAGGGCAAGGCATATCGCGTAACCATTCAGGAGTTGTGATGTTTGACCCTATTACTCTTGGACGCGCCACCCCTGCGCATCAGTTGAAGTTTTGCGATGGCTGTGAATGCGAGAAACCACCCGAGGGCGGCGT